TTATGGACGCATTATGGACATTCCTGACACCGGGTTAAGAGTCACAGCATCTTGTAAGAAATCCGGTGCAAAGTGTGCGTAGGTCATAGTTTGCTGAATGTTAGAATGACCCAGGATGCGCTGCAATGTGATTATGTTACCTCCATTCATTATAAAATGTGTGGCAAATGTATGCCTCAAAACATGCACTGCCTGTCCGTCAGGTAAATCGGGTTTTACTTCCCTGAGAGCGTTGCGCACTTTGTAGTAACTGGCATTAAAAAGCCTGCCTGAATTTTTGGTCTTGATCCGTTTAATCAGGTCCTGCGAAACGGGAATTGTCCTGCGCTTTCCGTTTTTAGTTTTCATAAACGTAACCATCTGGTTAATGATGTGTTCAGCTTTCAAATTAGACACTTCACTCCAGCGTCCACCAGTAGAAAGGCAGACCAGAGTTGCATTTAACTCATCACCATCAAGCATGGATAACAGCCGCGTAATCTCTTCACTGGACAAAAAAGCCATTTCCGTAACAGCTTCACGTAACCGCTTAACCTCACGGAACGGGTTGTGAGAGTGGTATTCACCGGCGTCAATTAACTTGGTGAACATCCCGCTCATTATTGCCAGATGCCGATTTACGCTGGCTGGTTTTAGGCCATCGTTCATCATTACAACGCGATAATCAGTTATCGTTTTCTTTGTTAGCTGGTCCGCCCTGGACACTCCCATCTCGGCAAATTTGGCGATTATTGTCGTCAAACGCCCTCGTTCAATATCTCCACGCTCATGTGATTTTCCGTGATATATCCACCATCTGCCTAACAACTCTGTAAGAGTTCGGCGGTCGGCCGGCTTCTCCAACCACTCTTTGTTGTGGTAGTTAACCAGGACATGACGTTCGAATGCTTGAGCTTCACCTTTAGTTTTAAATTTCCGCCTGATACGTTTTCCATCTGCACCCTGCGGTCTGACGTCCACTTCATAACGACCATCATCGAGCTTTTTAATAGACATAAAGCCCTCCGATGACGCTGTTTACTTCTACTACTTGAAAATTAATGCAATTTTCTTTCGTACATTTACTGCACACATATGCTGAATAAATCGTCAGCCAGTCTTTTGGTCTGAGTGGTGCAAGGTTGTTGAGTCTTGCCCAATGTGCGCGAGCGCCGGGGCTATTTGTCCGCCAGCGGGATCAGTTTCATCAAACATGAACCAGTCACGGTACTTGCGAAATCTTTCTGGCTTGAAAAATTTCATACCTGCGTCAAAAGACATCTTTACTTTTCCCTGCTCATATCCAGCATAGGTGTTGTAGTTAATTCCAGTTAATTCAGCAACTTGCTTCCTTGTCATTCTTTCTGATTCCCGAATAAGTGCGAGTTTCTCTGCTTGAGATGTGATTTGTGTATTTGACATGAATTGTCGTATCTCGTAATTTATGTTGTATGCGACACGCCAGAACAACGCAGAGCGGCTTCAAATAGCTCTGATTGAATGGCACCAAAGTTGAGGATATCAAAATGAGTATTGGATCAGAAATGAATAACGATGTTGGAGAAAAAGTATCTGATCTCACAAAAAGTAAAAAATGTGACATCAAACTTGCAGCCGCACCGTCGGATTTGCTCTCGAAAGAGGGTTTTGCTCTTTACATCGGTAAGACGCCTCGTGCTGTTGCTGAAATGGCGAAAGCAGGCAAGTTACCAGCCTTTTATATGACGGACCCATTAAAGCCGGGCGGTCATGCTGAGTTATGGATTAATCGTCGTGAGTGGGACAAGTACGCAGCCCAGCTAGTTGATGAAGCTCCGACAGAATGGCATGACTGGAAAAATCGCATTAGTTACAGCAAATCAAGACATGGCCGTGCGGCTTAAGGTGGAAAGGATGAACGAGCCTCGTTGTATTGCTCAGTTATTGCGTAACGAAAGCCCCAGGGCGATTGACTTCACCATCACCCACGGGAAGGGGCGCAAGGGAATCATTATCCGTACCAAAAAACAGAGTCCGTTAAAAAAGGCTCTGACCTTTCTGAAAAGCCGGAGGGTCTGGAAATGACAGTGATGACGCTTAATCTCGTCGAAAAACAGCCAGCAGCTATGCGCCGGATAATTGGTAAGCATCTTGCCGTCCCTCGCTGGCAGGAGACATGCGATTATTATAATCAGATGATGGAACGCGAACGGCTAACGGTTTGCTTCCATGCGCAGTTAAAACAGCGTCACGCAACGATGCGTTTTGAAGAAATGAATGATGTCGAACGTGAACGACTGGTATGTGCAATTGATGAATTGCGTGGGGCATTCTCAAAACGCCGTCAGGTTGGCGCAAGTGAGTATGCATATATTAGTTTTTTAACAGTCAGTCAGCGTCGTACTTTATTTATGCATGCCGGATTGACTGAAAAAGAATTCAACCAGCCATACTGGCGAATTAATGAAGAATCATGTTACTGGCGTGATGCTTTATTCCGTGCATTACGTGAATTATTCAGCCTGTTTGAGTATGCACCGACAATTCTGACGTCGGTAAAACCAGAGCAATATCTGCATTAAGTAATTAACCAGAGTTTTTAACGCACTTAATTGTGCGGGGCTTCTTTTTGCCTGGAGAAAGTCATGCATACAGTTTCTGAAAATCAGTGCGGTAAATACGCATTACTGCTGCAACAGGCCAGAACCGAAGCACAGGCCGACGCAGCGACGCGCTTTTCTTCTCATCTTGACGCCATGATTCGCCACATCACAAAGGCGGAGTTATCCCGCGTGGAGATAGTCGAGCTGCTCAGTCAGGAGTCGGAAAAATTTCACAATATCGGATTGTCTCGCGGGGAGGTGCTTTGATGTCCTGTTCTCGTTCAGTTGTATTACTGAATAACGCCTTAAAAATCGCCGTTATGAAAAATGGCGATTTATCTCTTATTCAACTTGGTCTTGATAAAGAAAAACGCGAAATAACTGAGTCAGTTATCGCGATTTATCAGAACGAATTAAATCTCCTGTCTGATGTGGTCAATTTACTTGTTAAACGCGCTGTATTTCACAAGCAAATCTCCTCCGTGGATGAACTGACGAAATTAACGACAGAACTCGCCAGCTATTGCGCTGATGAATTTAAGAAACTGAACGACAAAAGGAACTGGTAATGCAGGACAACGTAGATTTCATTCAGGAACAACAGGCTGAATTACTGGAGCGCCAGATTAACGCGGCAAGGGTAAAACATTGCGGTGCTTCTGCGCTGGTTTGCGAAGAGTGTGATGCGCCAATACCTGCTGCCCGTCGTGCGGCTTATCCGTCAGCCACGCGTTGTGTTTCCTGCCAGTCAGTCTTTGAAGCAAAAAACAAGCATTACCGGAGAATGGCATGAGTATTCGTATCGAAATTGGCGAACGTTATGTCGTTACCAGTGACAGCTTTCAGTTTATTCTCCACGAGAAAAAGAGAGCGGAAAGCGGTAAAAACGCCGGCCAGGAATGGCTGGCGGTGGTTGGTTATTACCCGAAATTAAGCCAGCTCGTTTCCGGCCTGATGCATCACGATATTCTTACCGGAAGCGCAAAGTCTTTTGCTGATTTAAACGCGCAGGTTGAGCAACTCAGCAAGCGTTGTTCAGAGGCTTTTGGCTCATATGGCCGTTAAAGCCTCCGGGCGTTTTGTCCCTCCGTCAGCATTTGCCGCAGGCACCGGTAAGACGTTTACCGGTGCTTATGCATGGAACGCGCCACGCGAGGCCGTCGGGCGCGAAAGACCCCTTACACGTGACGAGATGCGTCAGGTGCAAGGTGTTTTATCCACGATTAACCGCCTGCCTTACTTTTTGCGCTCGCTGTTTACTTCACGCTATGAATACATCCGGCGCAATAAAAGCCCGGTGCACGGGTTTTATTTCCTCACATCCACTTTTCAGCGTCGTTTATGGCCGCGCATTGAGCGTGTGAATCAGCGCCATGAAATGAACACCGACGCGTCGTTGCTGTTTCTGGCAGAGCGTGACCACTATGCGCGCCTGCCGGGAATGAATGACAAGGAGCTGAAAAAGTTTGCCGCCCGTATCTCATCGCAGCTTTTCATGATGTATGAGGAACTCAGCGATGCCTGGGTGGATGCACATGGCGAAAAAGAATCGCTGTTTACGGATGAGGCGCAGGCTCACCTCTATGGTCATGTTGCTGGCGCTGCACGTGCTTTCAATATTTCCCCGCTTTACTGGAAAAAATACCGTAAAGGACAGATGACCACGAGGCAGGCATATTCTGCCATTGCCCGTCTGTTTAACGATGAGTGGTGGACTCATCAGCTCAAAGGCCAGCGTATGCGCTGGCATGAGGCGTTACTGATTGCTGTCGGGGAGGTCAATAAAGACCGTTCTCCTTATGCCAGTAAACATGCCATTCGTGATGTGCGTGCACGCCGCCAGGCAAATCTGGAATTTCTTAAATCGTGTGACCTTGAAAACAGGGAAACCGGCGAGCGCATCGACCTTATCAGTAAGGTGATAGGCAGTATTTCTAATCCTGAAATTCGCCGGATGGAGCTGATGAACACCATTGCCGGTATTGAGCGTTACGCCGCAGCAGAGGGTGATGTGGGGATGTTTATCACGCTGACCGCGCCGTCAAAGTATCACCCGACACGTCAGGTCGGAAAAGGCGAAAGTAAAACCGTCCAGCTAAATCACGGCTGGAACGATGAGGCATTTAATCCAAAGGATGCGCAGCGATATCTCTGCCATATCTGGAGCCTGATGCGCACGGCATTCAAGGATAATGATTTACAGGTCTACGGTTTGCGTGTCGTCGAGCCACACCACGACGGAACGCCGCACTGGCATATGATGCTTTTTTGTAATCCACGCCAGCGTAACCAGATTATCGAAATCATGCGTCGCTATGCGCTCAAAGAGGATGGCGACGAAAGAGGAGCCGCGCGAAACCGTTTTCAGGCAAAACACCTTAACCGGGGCGGTGCTGCGGGATATATCGCGAAATACATTTCAAAAAATATCGACGGCTATGCACTGGATGGTCAGCTCGATAACGATACCGGTAAGCCGCTTAAAGATACTGCCGCGGCTGTTACCGCATGGGCGTCAACGTGGCGCATCCCGCAATTTAAAACGGTTGGACTGCCGACAATGGGGGCTTACCGTGAACTACGCAAATTGCCTCGCGGCGTCAGCATTGCTGATGAGTTTGACGAGCGCGTCGAGGCTGCACGCGCCGCTGCAGACAGTGGTGATTTTGCGTTGTATATCAGCGCGCAGGGCGGGGCAAATGTCCCGCGCGATTGCCAGACTGTCAGGGTCGCCCGTAGCCCGTCGGATGACGTTAACGAGTACGAGGAAGAAGTCGAGAGAGTGGTCGGCATTTACGCGCCGCATCTCGGCGCGCGTCATATTCATATCACCAGAACGACGGACTGGCGCATTGTGCCGAAAGTTCCGGTCGTTGAGCCTTTGACTTTAAAAAGCGGCATCGCCGCGCCTCGGAGTCCTGTCAATAACTGTGGAAAGCTCATCGGTGGTGATACTTCGTTACCGGCTCCCACGCCTTCTGAGCACGCCGCAGCAGTGCTTAATCTGGTTGATGACGGTGTTATCGAATGGAATGACCCGGAGGTCGTGAGGGCGCTCAGGGGCGCATTAAAACACGGCCTGAGAAGACCAAACCGTCAGCAAAGAAACGGAAGCCCGTTAAAACCGCATGAAATAGCGCCATCGGCCAGACTGACCCGGTCGGAAAGAATGCAAATTACCCGTATCCGCGTTGACCTTGCTCAGAACGGTATCAGGCCGCAGCGATGGGAGCTTGAGGCGCTGGCGCGTGGTGCGACCGTAGATTACAACGGGAAAAAATTTACGTATCCGGTCGCTGATGAGTGGAGTTGGTTTTATTGTTATTCAGAGCAATAAACATCTGATTTAATTTGTTGCATAATAGTAAAATTGCTGTTTATCTGCATGTGGTAACTATTGATAATTATGTTGCTAATAATGTGTGCAAATTTATACTGAAAAAGGTGAAAACGATGAATGATATCTTTGTTCTTACAAGGGAAGAGCTTGAAACACTAGATTATAGTGTTTTTATGCATATACCAGTTACATTTCATGCACATAAAATAAAAAAATATCTGGATGGGATTGCTGAATCATCAGAAAACCCCAAAGAGAAAAAATTAGCATCTCTTTTTGGTATGCTATATAGTTTCAATTTGCAAGTTGTTAACAACACTCCATCATTTGAACCCCAAATGATTTGGGGTAATAAAAGATCAATATTGCCTGAAGATTTTGATGAGCAGGTGAATGACTGTCTTTTATATGTTTCTCAAAAAATAACCAATCCATTTTTGTTATCAAGAATATATGATGTTGTTTGGTGTAATAATCGGAAAAATAAAGACGTGGCAATTAAAGCAATTGATTCCTATGCTGAAATGCTAAATATAGCAATTGAAAGACTAATAATAAAAAACGAAAGCATGGATGAAAGTGATTTAAATTGCTTTATTTTTGCTCGTGATTATATTGCTAGGGCTTTGCACATTAATAAAATGGTCTACCCTAGAAAATCAGAAGGAAACATGGCGATTAAAAATGCCATTCATTCTCTTTATAGTATTCAAAATGAAAGATTAATCTTTGAAGGTTTCAATAATTTGACTTGGTTTATGGTGCGTGATTTTGATGGGTATAATCTGCAGTATGCGGAAAATGCTGAGAAGATGGCTGAGCAGCATAAAGATAAAAAATATTATGATGCTGTAAAATCACTTTATATGACAAGTGCAGTTATTTATGAAAAAAATGGTGAGTATGAACGTGCCAAGAGATGTAAACTGGCATCTGCAAATATTACTATTAAAGTTGCAACAGATCGACCTGATAATATGGGTAAGATCTCTTGGTTAAGAACAGCTATCTCTGAATTAAGACAGTACGGTGGTGATAGCCAACAGATAGAAGATTTAAAGGAACAACTTGCTAATTTGAGAGAAGAAGTAAGGAGTGAATATGTCACTTTAAGCCATTCTATTGATATTAGTGACTTGGTTGCTGAAAGTGAAAAAAAACTGACGGGGCGTTCTTTGCCCGATATATTCAAAGTTTTAATGCGTGAAACACCGATTGAAAATATTGAAAGCATGAGGGAGCAAGTTTTAAGATTATCAGAAAAAAGTTTATTCTCTAGTTTTGTTGGAACAGAAATTAATGATGAGAGTGGGCGTAAGGTATATACAATCCCGCCGTTGGATAATAAAAAAGATATGAGTGATGATGTTGTTATTGATCAATATCTAAGAAATTTCGAGATTACTCATAAGATTTTTGTAAACGGTGTCTTTGAACCTGCTCGCTATGTACTTTCTCAAGAACATGGCTTGACGTTGTCAACATTCGTTAAATTAGTTACAACTAGTCCAATTGTCAAGCCGGAGTTTAGGGAGATTTTTAATTTGGGCTTTTACAAATTATGGCAGGGAGATTACATCAGTGCAGCTTATCTTTTAATACCACAAATGGAAGGTATGGTTCGTTATTATTATGAGCTTAGTGGAAAGGATGCTACTAGATATTTGGATAAGGGATTAGAGGAGTCAACAAGTATTTCTCAGCTTCTAGATAAATGCAGAGATGATTTGGAAAGTATCTTTTCTAAGAATCTTGTTTTAACTATCGATGTTCTTTTTAATAGAAAGAGTGGGGCAACCTTAAGACATAAATTAGCACATGGTAATTTATATACTAATGCTTGTTACGATGAAACAACGACATATGCATGCATCCTGATTTTCTTTCTGTGTGCTTATCCTCTCCTACCATATTTTGATACTGTATTTGAACAGGGCTCTGTTTGATAACGTATACGTTGAGGCATAAAACCTATGCATACTTAGCTGCATCAATTTGCACGAGGTATTTCAGTATGCATTTTCTGCGTAATAGTAGGGATTGCTTGGTTTGGTAGTTGTAATTCAACTGCATTCAAACCGACCCATGAAGCGGGCGGGCGAGGCGGGGAAAGCACTGCGCGCTGGCGGTGGTGCTGATTTTATTTTTTCAGCGTCTGAGCGCGTCGTGGCGGCGTTTAGATTTTGCGCCGGGGCGTTGCTGTGTCTGCGGGCTGTTTTGTGCGGTGGTGAGCGTGTGAGGGCGTGATGACTGGGTGTAAAAAAGCCGCCCGCAGGCGGCGATGTTCAGCCGTTGTCAGTGTCCAGTGAGTAGTTTTTAAAGCGGATGACCTCCTGACCGAGCCAGCCGTTTATCTCGCGGATCCTGTCCTGTAACGGGATAAGCTCATTGCGGACAAAGACCTTTGCCACTTTCTCAATATCACCCAGCGACCCGACGTTCTCCGGCTTGCCGCCCATCAACTGAAAGGGGATGCGGTGCGCGTCCAGCAGGTCAGCGGCGCTGGCTTTTTTGATATTAAAAAAATCGTCCTTCGTTGCCACTTCACTGAGCGGGATAATTTTAATGCCGTCGGCTTTTCCCTGCGGGGCATAGAGAAACAGATTTTTAAAGTTGTTGCGGCCTTTCGACTTGACCATGTTTTCGCGAAGCATTTCGATATCGTTGCGATCCTGCACGGCATCAGTGACGTACATGATGTATCCGGCATGTGCGCCGTTTTCGTAATACTTGCGGCGGAACAGCGTGGCTGACTCATTCAGCCAGGCAGAGTTAAGGGCGCTGAGATATTCCGGCATGCCGTACAGCTCCTGATTAATATCCGGCTCCAGCAGATGAAACACGGAGCCGGGCGCGAAAGGTGTCGGCTCGTTGAAGGACGGCACCCACCAGTAAACATCCTCCTCCACGCCACGGCGGGTATATTTTGCCGGTGAGGTTTCCAGTCTGATGACCTTACCGGTGGTGCTGTAACGCTTTTCCAGAAACGCATTACCGAACACCAGAAAATCCAGCGCAAAGCGGCTGAAATCCTGCTGGGAAAGCCACGGATGCGGGATAAATGTCGAGGCCAGAATATTGCGTTTGACGTAAATCGGGGAGCTGTGATGCACGGCAGCACGCAGGCTTTTTGCCAGACCGGTAAAGCTGACCGGTGGCTCATACCATCTGCCGTTACTGATGCACTCGACGTAATCCAGAATGTCACGGCGGTCGAGTACCGGCACCGGCTCACCAAAGGTGAATGCCTCCATTTTCGGGGCGCTGGCGGTCATTTTTTTTGCCGCAGGTTGCGGTGTTTTCCCTTTTTTCTTGCTCATCAGTAAAACTCCAGAATGGTGGATGTCAGCGGTGTGCTGATACCGGCGGTGAGTGGCTCATTTAACAGGGCGTGCATGGTCGCCCATGCGAGGTCGGCGTGGCTGGCTTCCTCGCTGCGGCTGGCCTCATAGGTGGCGCTGCGTCCGCTGCTGGTCATGGTCTTGCGGATAGCCATAAACGAGCTGGTGATGTCGGTGGCGCTGACGTCATATTCCAGACAGCCACGACGGATAACGTCTTTTGCCTTGAGCACCATTGCGGTTTTCATTTCCGGCGTGTAGCGGATATCGCGCGCGGCGGGATAGAACGAGCGCACGAGCTGGAACACGCCGACACCGAGGCCGGTGGCATCAATACCGATGTATTCGACGTTATATTTTTCGGTGAGTTTGCGGATGGATTCCGCCTGGGTGGCAAAGTCCATACCTTTCCACTGGTGACGCTCAAGTATTCTGAATTTGCCACCGGCCACCACCGGCGGTGCCAGTACCACGCATCCGGCGCTGTCGCCACGGTGTGACGGGTCGTAACCAATCCATACCGGTCGGGAGCCGAACGGATTTGCGGCAAACGGCGCATAGTCTTCCCATTCTTCCAGCGTGTCGACCATGCAGCGTTGCAGCTCCTCGAACGGGAATACCGATGCCTTGTCATCAACAAATTCACACATGAACAGGTTTTTAAAATCGTCGGCGCTGTTTTCGCGTTTAAGCTGCTCAATGTCGAACAATGTGCAGCCACCTTTCAGGGCGTCCTCAATGGTGACAATCTGCCGCCACTGGCCGTCCGCACAGAGAAGCCCACCGGCAAGGGCGTTATGACTGACGTCGATTTCCACGCGTTCGGCGGCGCTGGCGCGTCCCCGGTTGAACAGTTCACCTGACCAGAACGGGTAGGCGTCGTGCGCCAGCGTGGACGGGGTGGAGAAATAGGTCGAGCGCAGGTGACTCTGTGAGGCCATACCTGATGCCACCTTACGCAGTACCTGAAAATTCGGGATCCAGAAAATCTCGTCGACGTACAGGTCGCCGTTATGGCTCTGTGCGGTGTTGGAGTTGGTGCCGAGAAAAATCAGTTTTGCGCCGTTATTGCCCAGGACAATCGGGTCACCGGTCAGGTCAACGTCAACCAGACGGGCAAAGGCGATGATGTATTCGCGGAACACATACGCCTGCGTTTTACTGGCCGACAGAAAAATCTGGTTATGACCGGTTTTCAGGGCGCGCAGCAGCGCCTCGCGGGAAAAATAAAACGTCGCGCCAATCTGGCGGGATTTCAGGATATCGCGGATGCGGTGCTCAAGCCCGGCGCGATACCAGTGCAACTGATATTCGAAAGACTGCTCAAAGAAAATCTGCTCCAGCTTTTCGATGGCCTCGTCACTGAAAAAATTCTTTTTCGGTTTGCGACGCCCGCCTTTGTTGCGGTTAGCGATGTTCGGATTAAGGTCTGCCTCGTTGCCGGTCTGGCTGTAGCGGTTTACCCGTGCCAGTCGTTCAATCTGGCGTCCGAGCAGGTCAATTTCCTTGAAGTCACCGCCGGTTTTCTGCGGTTTGATGATGAGCTGGGTCAGCCGCGCTTCCAGACTCATTTCGACACGGCTGATGGGGGCAACACTGTCCCAGCCGTCGCGCTGTTTCCAGCTCTGCACCGTCGGGCGTTTCATCTGCAACATGGCGGCAATCTGCGGCACGGAAAACCCCTGCCAGTACAGCAGCGCCGCCTGACGACGCGGGTCGTGTAAAAGAGTGGTGTCTGTGGTGATGGTCATGAATACCTCGCCGTGATGAATACACGGCAAGGCTACTGAGTCGCGCCCCGCGATTCGCTAAGGTGCTGTTGTGTCAGTGATAAGCCATCCGGGACTGATGGCGGAGGATGCGCATCGTCGGGAAACTGATGCCGACATGTGACTCCTCTAATCACTATTCAGGACTCCTGACAATGGCAAAAAAAGTCTCAAAATTCTTTCGTATCGGCGTTGAGGGTGACACCTGTGACGGGCGTGTCATCAGTGCGCAGGATATTCAGGAAATGGCGGAAACCTTTGACCCGCGTGTCTATGGTTGCCGCATTAACCTGGAACATCTGCGCGGCATCCTGCCTGACGGTATTTTTAAACGTTATGGCGATGTGGTCGAACTGAAGGCCGAAAAGATTGACGATGATTCGGCGCTGAAAGGCAAATGGGCGCTGTTTGCGAAAATCACCCCGACCGATGACCTTATCGCGATGAACAAGGCCGCGCAGAAGGTCTACACCTCAATGGAAATTCAGCCGAACTTTGCCAACACCGGCAAATGTTATCTGGTGGGGCTGGCCGTCACCGATGACCCGGCAAGCCTCGGTACGGAATACCTGGAATTCTGCCGCACGGCAAAACACAACCCCCTGAACCGCTTCAAATTAAGCCCTGAGAACCTTATTTCAGTGGCAACGCCCGTTGAGCTGGAATTTGAAGACCTGCCTGAAACCGTGTTCACCGCCCTGACCGAAAAGGTGAAATCCATTTTTGGCCGCAAACAGGCCAGCGATGACGCCCGTCTGAATGACGTGCATGAAGCGGTGACCGCTGTTGCTGAACATGTGCAGGAAAAACTGAGCGCCACTGAGCAGCGCCTCGCTGAGATGGAAACCGCCTTTTCCGCACTTAAGCAGGAGGTGACTGACAGGGCGGATGAAACCAGCCAGGCATTCACCCGCCTGAAAAACAGTCTCGACCACACCGAAAGTCTGACCCAGCAGCGCCGCAGCAAGGCCACCGGTGGTGGCGGTGACGCCCTGATGACGAACTGCTGACCGGCGTCAGTCAGTCCGGGAAAACCTTCACGATTAACCCTTAATTTCAGGAAAAACTATGCGCCAGGAAACCCGCTTTAAATTTAATGCTTACCTGTCCCGTGTTGCCGAACTGAACGGCATCGACGCCGGTGATGTGTCGAAAAAATTCACCGTTGAACCGTCGGTCACCCAGACCCTGATGAACACCATGCAGGAGTCCTCTGACTTTCTGACCCGCATCAACATTGTGCCGGTCAGCGAAATGAAAGGGGAAAAAATTGGCATCGGTGTCACCGGCTCCATCGCCAGCACCACCGACACCGCCGGTGGCACCGAGCGCCAGCCGAAGGACTTCTCGAAGCTGGCGTCAAACAAGTACGAATGCGACCAGATTAACTTCGATTTTTATATCCGCTACAAAACGCTGGACCTGTGGGCGCGTTATCAGGATTTCCAGCTCCGTGTCCGTAACGCCATTATCAAACGCCAGTCCCTTGATTTCATCATGGCCGGTTTTAACGGCGTGAAGCGTGCCGAAACCTCTGACCGCAGCAGTAACCCGATGCTGCAGGATGTGGCGGTCGGCTGGCTGCAGAAATACCGCAATGAAGCCCCGGCGCGCGTGATGAGCAAGGTCACTGACGAGGAAGGTCACACGACCTCTGAGGTCATCCGCGTGGGTAAGGGCGGTGATTATGCCAGCCTCGATGCACTGGTGATGGATGCGACCAACAACCTGATTGAGCCGTGGTATCAGGAAGACCCTGACCTTGTGGTGATTGTGGGGCGTCAGCTACTGGCGGACAAGTATTTCCCCATCGTCAACAAGGAGCAGGACAACAGCGAAATGCTGGCCGCTGACGTTATCATCAGCCAGAAACGCATCGGTAACCTGCCGGCGGTACGCGTCCCGTACTTTCCGGCGGATGCGATGCTTATCACGAAGCTGGAAAACCTGTCCATCTACTACATGGATGACAGCCATCGCCGCGTGATTGTGGAAAACCCGAAACTCGACCGCGTGGAGAACTACGAGTCAATGAACATTGATTACGTGGTGGAAGACTACGCCGCCGGTTGTCTGGTGGAAAAAATCAAGGTCGGTGATTTCTCCACACCGGCTAAGGCGACCGCAGAGCCGGGAGCGTAACCGATGACGAGTCCCGCACAGCGCCACATGATGCGGGTCTCGGCAGCGATGACCGCGCAGCGGGAAGCCGCCCCGCTGCGACATGCAACTGTCTATGAGCAGATGCTGGTCAAGCTGGCCGCAGACCAGCGCACACTGAAAGCGATTTATTCAAAAGAGCTTAAGGCCGCGAAAAAGCGCGAACTGCTGCCGTTCTGGTTGCCGTGGGTGAACGGTGTGCTGGAGCAGGGCAAAGGTGCACAGGATGACATTCTGATGACGGTCATGCTGTGGCGTCTGGATACCGGCGATATTGCCGGTGCGCTGGAGATTGCCCGTTATGCCCTGAAGTACGGTCTGACCATGCCGGGTAAACACCGCCGCACCCCGCCGTACATGTTCACCGAGGAGGTCGCACTCGCGGCCATGCGCGCTCACGCTGCCGGTGAATCTGTGGATATCCGCCTGCTGACGGAGACCCTTGAACTGACCGCCACGGCTGACATGCCTGATGAAGTGCGCGCAAAGCTGCACAAAATCACCGGTCTGTTTCTGCGTGACGCTGGTGATGCCGCCGGTGCGCTGGCTCACCTGCAACGTGCGACACAGCTCGACTGTCAGGCAGGCGTCAAAAAAGAGATTGAACGACTGGAGCGGGAGCTGAAACCGAAGCCGGAGCCGCAGCCAAAAGCGGTCACCCGCGCCCCGCGTAAGACCCGGAGCGTGACACCGGCAAAACGTGGACGCCCGAAAAAGAAAGCCAGTTAACAACCGAATGCGCCCCGCGCCAGGGCGGCACGCCGGTCAGTGAGGGTGAATCACCTGACACTGCACCGGCGTCCACCGCCCGACTTTTCAGAGGTAGTCATGATGACGCTGATTATTCCGCGAAAGGAGGCTCCCGTGTCCGGTGAGGGGACGGTGGTCATCCCGCAACCGGCAGGCGACGAGCCGGTGATTAAAAACACGTTCTTTTTTCCCGATATCGACCCGAAGCGCGTCCGGGAACGTATGCGCCTTGAGCAGACCGTCGCCCCCGCCCGTCTGCGTGAGGCCATCAAGTCAGGCATGGCGGAGACGAATGCGGAGCTGTACGAGTACCGCGAACAGAAAATTGCCGCCGGTTTTACGCGTCTGGCGGACGTC